ACCAGCCAGAACGTCACAGAACGGCGAGCCTGCACCAGTCGAGTCAACCGCAACGTTTTCTGGTTTGATCCCTAACCGTTTACAGGTGTCCCGAATCTGGTGCACGATCTGGTACGTCCTCGGAACTGCCTTATTAGTAGCATCGTCATTGAGGTGTATGTAATCCTCGAACTGCATGCCGTACTGTCCGTCCGCGAACTGACCCACCCTAGCGGTGTACAGGATCGTCCTGTCGCCGCCGTTAGTGAACGCCGGATCGACGCCTGCTAGCAACGCAGTAGGCCCCACGAACTCCGTCTTCTTCATCCCTTCCGCCTTGAGGATCTCGGACTCTCCGTAGATGCCTTCGGCCTCATCGCTGTCAAAGAACACGGCACGCACCATTCGCATGTACGCACGGCTACTCTCACCCAATAGGGCTTTGTCCTCCGCGATCTTCTCGATGGTCGGTAGGAACGGGTATACCGTGTAGCCAGCCGCCACGTTTGGGCTGCGCTCCCCGTCCAGTCGGATGTACTTGCCACCCCACTTTGTGGTCCATTCGTCGTCCACATCCGGCGTAATGGACTCCCAGCCCTCCTTTGGTGTGGACCAGATGCCGAATGAATCGAAGCGGCTTGCGGGGTTAGACAGACCCTTGAACTCAAACTTCGGGTTCTTGCTCAAGTTAGCGAGCGCGGCCTGTTGGATAGCCTCACTGAGTTCGCCCAACTCGTCACCAATCAGCAACACGTGTTTTTGTTTTAGACCGATGAACTTACCGATAGCCTCTCGCGTACGGCTTTTTTCCGCAGCGATCAGCGAAAGACCCGCCCTGTCGAAGGTCTGACCATTCTCGTCGATGTAGTTGGCACTACCGATTGAATCCCGAATATTGATCGGGGCTCCGTCAATGACGGACAGCAAAGAGATTACCGAACCCCAGATCCGCTTACGTGCCTCCCGCAATGTGGTACTGGTCATCAGGACAAGGGTATCACGCGGCCTTGCCAGCCATGTGACAATGCCGTAGCCAGCAAGGGTATGGCTCTTGCCGCTAGATGCCGCACCACCAATGGCGAGGTACTTGTTGTCGATACACTCACGGATGATCTGTTCGGCCCACGGATGTTTGAGGAACATGTGTTCCGGTAAATCGTCCCTGTTCCAGAGCAAATCCGCTATACGCCAAAAGTAAAACTCCCTAGCCTTGTTGGTCGGGTGGTTGGCAAAGCCCCACAGCAAAGCGGTAATGGTATTGGTTACAGGAATCAGGAAACCCCCGACGTCCATTTTGTTTGTGGCAGGATCAATTCGCGGCTCCAGTACGGAAGTCGAAAGTTTGTCTGGATCGTATTTTCTCGGTCGGCCCATAGCTGGAAACTACATTAACAAAAAAGGTTTGACAAGTATTAGTTTATGGTCTTACCTGACTCGCACATGCCTGTGAAAAAGAAAGAGCCGACACCAACGGCGAAGTTGCGCAAAGGGCAAGACGAACGTCGGCAAGCCAAAGCGGCAAAGATCCAACGCGCCACTGAGCTGTACCAGCAAGGCGTGATGAAAACCCGCATTGCCGAACAGCTTGACGTTAGCTTCGATACAGTTGGCCGGTGGCTTAAAAACGTAATCGTAGACAAACCGGACAGTGACGCTGAACCCTTTGCGAAGAATCTTGAAGACTCTACCGATGCAGTAATCGCTGACGCCAAGCTGGCTGCCCGTGACATGGAGCAACAAGCTCTATTAGAAGTGGCAGAGAACCAATCCAGTCCGGCGGACAAGTATCAAGCGTACGTTGCAGCGAGCGCAATCAAGATGCTACGCGACAACCTAATGAACGTGCGCGGTCCGAGAACTGTCCGCGAACTTTCAGAACTAGACCAGCTTATCCGCCGCAATTTGGGCCTTAATCCTAAGGGCGGTAGCGGAGGGTCTGGTTCACTTACCATCGACGTCTCGATCCTCAACAACAGCAAGGCAACTAATGGCGGCTCCGCTTCTGTAGTCATAGACGCAGAGGAGGCTGACAATGATTGACTCAGACTTTGAAGGCGGATCTCTAGACAACGTAGAGGATGCAATCGAACAACTCGACAATGCTGGTAGGCCGTACATGATGTTCCTCCTATCTACAATGACCGACGGGAGAATGGTAATACACCTAACCCCGAACTCTAAGATACTTTTCCAAAACATGTACGAGGAAGGGATTCTAAACGAAATGCTGGAAGACGCTCTCTACGGGCATGAATGAGGACACAGTCATCGTAGGCATAGACAATGGGATCAGCGGTGGTCTCTGTGCTTTGTCAGCGTTTGATGGAGCGGTGCTTGGCTGCCGAGCAATGCCCACCAAACAAGTGGCCGATAAGTCTGAGGTGGACATACCCGAATTGCTTGAGTGGCTCGAACCTTATCGGAAGGACATGGTCGTCTGTATCGAGGAACCGCTCAAGCACGCCAAGTCGTCACAGGCAATGCGGTCCATGAGCATCTCATTCGGCCTCATCGTAGGCGCGTGCGAAGCAAAACAGTTTAGTGTACACAGGATACAGGTGAAGGAGTGGCAGGATGTTATGCTCGGCAAAAAGCTGGCGAAAGGCATGACCAAAGTCGCTGCTCTAGCCACCGCTAACAAACTGTGGCCCCAGCAAAGATGGATCGCTACGAATAAAAGTAGGGTACCCCATGACGGAATGATTGACGCCGCCCTAATTGCACACTACTATTTACATTGTTAACTAACATGAACCGACGATACATCATCGAAGCCCTTGAGGCTATTATCGAAGACATCACTAATCTTGTGATGAAGCTACCCGTCGGCAATGAGATCGAAGCATTCTTCGAGCCGGAAGAGTTCAGCGTGTTTAGGGACATGGTCGCCGAGGAGTTCGACCTGCCAGACTACACCATCATCGACACCGCCGAGACCTTTAGGGAATTGATCGTCCTTTTGGAGGACGAACTTTTCCAATAAAATAATTGACAGGTCGGCACAATCCGAGTAAGTGGTTGTTTGTAACTCACAACCACCATGATTAATTCTGTCGGAGCAGGAAAGGGAAGCATCCCTAGAAAAGTAGACCTCAAAGTATATGGAGACAACCACGATGAAATCTTCCGTAAGGGAAAAGGACACGATTCTGAGAGCACTGAAGAACGACTACTTCAGGAAGCTCCAAAAGGAGAACTGGCCGAAGACACCGGAACTGAGCAAGGAGATTGACGAACTGGACCGCGCAATCAAAAAGCGCAAACAGGAAATCTTAGAAGCACAAACCCACTAAACCAATTTTCCGTTAACTGTGGAGGAACAAACACAAACCCACCGTGTGTCCAAAGCAGCCCCTATTTAAATAAGGGTTTTATGCACAGTGCCGACTCACACTGCATAACGGGGGATGAGTCAAAACATTTTTAGATCTATGAGCAACCAAACAACAGAGACACCAAACAACAAACACACTATGGAATCAAAACAAGAACAGAGCGAGGTATATAAAGCAATCATGCAGCACGCCAGAGAATTGCTTCCGTCGATTATAATTAAATACGGTAGAGAGGACAAATTAAACGACGGAAGGATTCAGGATATTATCGCAGAGGCTATTACTATAGCCAGCAAGTTTGATATTATCTCAGATGAGGTTCGGGTCGATCCAGAAAAACAGATTGAGATCGCCGCTGACATAGTTAAAGCTAATGCAATAGCGTATTCAGTTTATGTCAACACAATACAATGACCCCAAAGGCGCGGCTGGCGCAGTCAAAACCCCATTGGGTTTGATCCCGCCGCATGCAATGGAACAGACCGCATGGGTCCACAAGTTGGGCGCAGACAAGTACGGTCCGTGGAACTGGCGTGAAACTGGCGTGTGCGCTAGTACGTACGTCAACGCAATCTTGCGACACCTCAACGCATGGCGTGACGGCGAGGACTTGGACCCTGAATCCGGTATCTCGCATCTGGCACACATTGCCTGTAGCTGTAACATCCTTATGGATGCCCGCTACTGTAGCAAGTTGCAGGATGACAGGAACACGACGCTACCGCACACCGATCCGGCAGAAGACGATTGGAGCCCGCTTGACGAAGAGGAAGAGAACCCATCTGCTAAACGCATTAAGGATTTTTTGCACAGTTTAAACGGAGACGAACACCGCGTTTTAGATAAGGGCGAGATCCTAAAAGACGGCGACGAAGTCTATGTCGGCTTCGGTGACTGGATGCCGCTTTACATCCCACATTGGATCAAACAGGAAGTCAACGACGGCACCTACCGCCGTAAGGTCGCAAATTGCGACCATGAAGAAACTTGTGATTCCGAAAAGGAACCTCAAGTCGAGTGCGACTGCGGACGCCGCTACATCTACCACTGGTTGTACGGATGGATCTGCGAAGACTGTGACCTCAAACATCAAGATCCGTACAACCAATGAACCGCGACCGACAAATGAAGATCACTGTGGAGATCCCACACGAAGGAAGCAAGCTGGAGTTCTCGCTGCCGCGAGACCAGCCGCTTGAAGACTTAGTCACGGTGTTTCGCACCGTAATGACC